ACGAATCCGAGCATTGCTGCCCAGCCATTAAATCTTTCTGCTTCTGGTGACATTAGTTTTCTTTGTGGTAATAATTGTATAGGGGGTTCGTTTGGGTATATATTTTGTTTACCGTATTCGGTAGTAATCATAAGTTCGTGTTGGGTAGTATACATTTGGCGAGGACGATACGATTCGGGTCGCCGCTATACTAGGTTCTTCTTAATCTATCTTGTATTTGTAATAGGTTTTCATCTTTCCTATTCATGTAATCAATCAACCAGTCGGGAGCCATAGTATCAGCACCGGCTCCTGTTGCTGGAGGAGTTCTGAACAAAGGTTTATCATGTGTAGCTATCATCATATCATTTGTTTCTGGGTTCTGTACTCTTTCGTCAAATGGGATTCTCGGAATAGGTGTAAAGAAACCTTGTCCATCATCTTCAACTCCAAAGCCCCATTCGTCGTAGTCTTCTTTAAATAATCTGTAGGGACTATCTTCCATGTTAGGCTCACGTGCTATGTTCCAGCCACCACTGACTCCCATTCTTAGGTCGCCTTGTTGTTGAATAGCACGTCTTCTTTCATTTTCTAGTGTGCTGATATCCATGGTTAGTATTTCTTTTTAATTTTTTTCTTAGTTTTTTTGGCAGCTGTCTGTGCTGCTAACATCCCTTTCGGTGTGTAGGGATATTTTTTTCCGTTAACTTTTGGCATTAGAATTTTACGTTAGGTGATCTTTCTAGCTTGTCCATAATATCTTTACGATATGCTGGATCGTTTTCATATCGTGAATCGCTCATAGCTTTGACAACTTCTGCTTGGCTACGGAACTGATCGTTACTTGCTTTAGGTTCTTTACCTTGTACCATATTTCCATCGTATCCGATTGCATCATTATATGCGTAGGCTAGTGATCTGACTGCAAAGAAAGCAGACAGTGGATCTCCTTTAGCCATGACCGCATCAAACATTTTAACCTCTTGTTCGTTTAGAGATTTCTGTGCCCAGTTTAACATGTTAGTATAGTTAGCATCGCCACCTACTATACCTTTAAGTTGTGTAACTTCTTCTTCGGAAAAGTCTCTTGATTCTACTGCTAAAGCATCATTACCTTTCTGCCTTTCCTCGAGATATAACTGTGCTAAATCTGTAGCACTCATACTTTCTAATTGCTTTAAGGTATCCTCGGTATACTCTTTACCAGAGGTAGCTTCTTCCCATAAAGTATCAAGAATTGAAATAGTCTCTTCAGCTTCTTTCTGTTCAGCTTTAGGTTCTTCAGTTTTTTCTTCTGTTTCTGTACCGGCGTTCAGTTTCTGCTGTAATTCTAGATAACCTTTTTCTAATTCTTCTGCGTTTTTATATTTGCCTGCAAGTAATTGTTCTTGTGCCTCTTGCATCTTCTCGCCTACAGCAAGAGAATCTTTTTCCTCAGCGGATAGATTCTCTATACTCGTAGTCTCGACATTAGGCTCCATTGTTAATGTTTCTGCCATATTATTGTGGTGGTTGTTGTTGTGCTAATTGTGGGTTTTGATTAGGATCCATCATAGGAGTTTTCATCATAGCAGGGGTTTGTCTAATAGCTTCCATCTCAGCTTCTTGCTCTATGGCTTGCTGTTCTTCTGCTTGTACTTCTTGCATTGATCTAACTAAGTTAAGTACATCAATACCTTGTGCAGCTGCTAATCTTTTAATAACTTCTTCTGGATTTATATATGTAGTGATGGCTTCTGGTCCCATTGTCTGTGCAATAGTCTGTAAGAATCCACCTAATGCTTGTGCATCTTGACCTCTACCTAGACTGTTAATACCAGCTACAATAATAGGTTTAACCATGCCTTTTGGTAGGCGTGGAATCTGTCCTGTCTTCTGGAATATACTTAACTTTCTATTGAGGTATGGTACTAAGAACTCAATCGTGAGCAATCCGAATAGCCCACCAAGCTGTTGTTCTAGTTCCATCTGTGTCATGCGTACCTCTTCAGCGGTTGTACGTTCTGACTGCCTAACTGACAGGATCAGGAACGCTTCGTTCAATCGCTTCTCGAGTGTCATCATGTGCTCCAACGCCGTAGCGAAGTCAGCTGTTTTGCCTACTTGTATTACTCCGATGTCATCTGGTCTACCTTGTACGATAGCTCCATTACCAGCTGCTGCTAGTGTTTGCGGTTTGGTAGTAGCTGATGGTGATACAGTGAATACAACCTTAGCGGCTGCTGCACTACCTTCTACTATAGCCTGAGACAATGCTTCGAGAGACTTAAGATCTCCAATGAATTGTCCGACTCTACCTCTACCATATGCTTCTCCATCTACTGTATTAAATCGTAGTGGTAACCATGGTGAAGTATCTACTGGTGACTTACCTTGTGAACCGGGTAGTTTTTTATCATGAACCTCTTGATGCCATACAAATCTGTTGTTGTCACGCTTGACATGAGTGTATACATCACACTCTTCACTGTCTTCGTCTTCATCCATACTGTATGGTACGTTAGGTTTGATCTTATCGTAGTCTGGAATAAGATCTTTGTTAATGCTTTCTTTTGTGATAATTTCAATCACGTCGCCGTTGCCGTCTCGTTCTATCACGTAGCGATTAAGAGGATATAACTTCAGTCCTGTTTTTCCCATAAAGATAAGAGCATTACCACCTACAACTAGATGTTGTAATGCTTGGTGTATTACTACACGATCATCTGATGCAGCGATAGCGTCAAGAATAGTACGCTCTATCTTTGCAAAGGATAAGTCAAGTTCTGATTTTACTTCCGGACCAAACTCTTCTCCTAACTGGGATTCATCTAGCTGTAGCTTAAAGAAGCTAGTCTGTGGAGGGACAAGGGATAGCGATAGCTTTGATGCTAATGCTACAACTCCTTTAGCCCCTACAGACTGCCAAGGTGTCTTCAGTTGCTTCATACCTTTAGAGTAATCTTCGTGACCACGAATAAGATATGGAAGTGTGAGTTTAGTTGCGTCTTCTGCTTCGGTCAAAAACTGGGAACGATCACTGGATAAATTATCATACCTAGATTTTGCTGTCATTGTTTATGCAAATTGTGTAAAGTAATCTCTGTTAAAATATTGTCTACGTCTAAGAGGACGGACACGTTGTACTGGTTGGAACTGAGCCATGTAATTAGGTGCTCCATATATACTCATCTGTTGATTATATGCTTGCTGTTGCATATCTTGTAAGTTAGGTAGATCAGCGTTGGTTGGTAATGGGAGCAATTCTTCTACAGGTTGTTGCTGATCTTGTAAAATTTGAGCAGCTATTGAAGGTATACCTCCACCACTTCTTACTTGACTAACAGGTGTACCACCACTGCTTCTTCCAAATCTAGGTAGAACACCTTTGATAAGTGATCTAGGTGTAACACCTCCTTCTATAGTTCTTTGTATTGAGTCAGCTTGTTTTGCACTCAGAGTTCCCGGTGTGTTTATATTTTTAATTGCCGATGTAGCAACATTAAACATATCAGCATTACTGAGTCCTACTTGACCTTTAGGTATGCCTGCATTGACACCACCTTCTATGTTGCCAGTAGCTTGCCTGTAAATATCTGACAGCTTACCTCCTATAAGTAAGTTACCGCCACTACCTGTGATTCCTCTATCTGAAGCACTAAGAGCTAAAGCGTTTGGAGACTTAGAATCAAACCCTGCTGCAATCTTTTGCAAGTTAGTCATGTTAGCTGCATTAGGATTTGTCGCAGGGTCAAACTGTCCACCTATTTTAGATAAGGTAGAAAGGTTTGGATTTTGATTTACATTTGCTAACAGGTTATTGATTTCGTCAACCCTGTTTTTCATCATAAATCTATTGTTAACTTTACCTTGTTCTATGCCACCTGTTTCTTCTTGTATACCTTTAACAACATTTTTTATTTGTGCTTTAAAGTCTGAAGGTAAGGTAACATTTTTCTGATTAAAGAAAGTTCCTAAATTTTCACCCGCCTTTTGTACAGCTTTACTATCTTCAGCAAAACTAAGTGTTTTTGCAAATTGATCTGCATTTACATTCTCGGCAAAAGCAAGTGCTTTATTATCTGCATCTTTTATTCTATTATAATCTCTGACATTCTCGATTCCCAGAGCAAGAGTTTCCATGGGACCTATCTTTTTAATACTAGTCTTAATATCTGACTTGACATCCTGTGGTGTAACTATTCCTTCA